TAGACAAGTTTGTAGAAAAGATAAAACCATGCCATCTTGAGCATAGGTTTAACATGATATTGCAGAGCAAGGACAATAGCTACGTTGCAAGTATTTGCAATAGTGGAGATCATACAACAATATATCCTTGGCTACCAAGTGATATAGAATTAAGAACAGATATAAAAGTTGGAGTTAATAATGATATTAGTATAGACAACACAACAATATATCCGAGAGAGGTGATTTAATGGCACAGCAAAAGTACTACACAATTCTTACAGAAGTAGGAAAGAGTAAAATAGCAAATGCAACAGTGCTAAATGAAAAAGTACAATTTTCTAAGATGCAATTAGGAGATGGTGGTGGCAGTCAGTATGAGCCACATGAAAAACAGACAGAGTTAAAAAACAAAGTTTGGGAAGGCAGTATTAGCAATGTAAAGGTTGATGAAAACAACCCTAATTGGATTGTTGTAGAAACAGCAATACCGGGAAATTCGGGTGGTTTCACTGTTAGGGAAGTTGGACTCTTTGACGATGCAGGTGAATTATTAGCTGTAGGTAAATACCCAGAGACTTATAAGCCAGTTGTCGATGATGGTTGCGTAAAGGATTTATTTGTCCGAGTAATTCTAATGGTAGTAAACACGTCTGCTATTACTTTAAAAATAGATCCGACTGTTATACTTGCTAGTATGAAGGATTTAAATGATTTAAGAAAAGAAGTAAGCACTAAAATTGATACAGCTAATACAGAGTTAAATAGCAAGATAGATGAAGTGAGAAGTGACCTAGATAGTATTGAACTTACAGCTGAGAAAGTGAGTGTAAAAGATACAGATAATAATTTTACTAGCGTTAATACAGAGGGCGTATTACAGGAATTAGCAGGTAAGGATAAAAGTTTAGATACTAAAATAGATTCAACAAAATCAGATTTAACCAACCAATACAATCACTTTACAGGAGAAATAGACAATTTAAAGCAATCTGTCAGTAGTGGGAAACAGTTAATCGCTACCGCTGTTACTGGCAAGGATGTACCGACAAATGGTAGCGATTCGTTCCAGAAGATGGCGGATAATATTGATAGTATTAAGACTAAGTTGCCTATTTTGGAGGGCGATGCTGGGGTTACTGAGGATTCTAAGGGTAATGTTTATGGGGTTACGGAAATTGCTGAACGATTTATTTATGAGAGTGTAGATCAAAAGGATGGATATAAACTTTGGGAACAAACGCTTGACACTACTACTTATACTTATTTTAATATACTTAACGATAATATAGTAGTTACAACAGGCTCATTATCAAGTACAAACAAAATATCCGAATTCACTCGCTCAGGAGATTTGGTTAAAAGTATGACAACTCCAAGTATAGGAGTACCTCTTTTTAGTAAA